CAGTCTCATAGAGAGCCGCATAGTTTGAATGTACACATAGAAGACCAGCACTCATTGCTTCCATCAAGCAGAGACATGATGTTTCAGGCCAGATTGAAGGATAAGCAAAGATATGAGATTTCTTCAGATGATCACGAATAACTTCATTATCAACGGTGCCATGATTTGTCATATTAGGATGAGCATCGATGGCATCAAATAGATTCTTATAGTCCTCGTCTCTTTGATCCCAGCCATATAATCCAAATGATGAGAAGACATCTAGATGAATATTTTCATGTTTCTTTGCAAGACTCTCAAACACAGGCAAAAGAATGTTTAGTCCACGATGTGGCGTAGGAGTATAAACGATTCGAATACCTTCTTCGGTCGATGGTTTTTCATGCGGCTCGATTGGTGTGATAGCGTTATGCATTACAACACATTTAGACCAAGGTAGATCATATTGCTGAATGTATTGTTGCATTTGCCAGTTTGATACGAAAACATATTTGTGAAACTGATCACGAATGTTAACGTTGCGAATGAACTCAGACTCAGGATCTCCTGGCAAATCATGTGCCCAGAAGATTCGAATCTTATCTTTGTTGAGTGGAGTTTTAACGCGAGACGAAACAATTTGAAACTCTTTGAGTAGCTCTTTGTCGATACGCTTGGCAAGTTCCATTGTCATGCGCTCAGTGCCACCCATTGATTTCATATTAGTTTCATTGCGAATGAATTCGCCATTAATAATCTCTGCCATGATAAATCCTTAATTAGCCAGCGTATTCATTCACTGAAATTAGATTACTGTTCTTAACGCGCATCAACTCACCACGACTTCCACGCTTAGATGTGAAATCAAAAGGCTTCAATACCAGCGTGTGCATAGAGCCGCTTGATCCCATGGGATAAACAGTCTGATTCGTCTTTTTGATTTTTGTCACTTTATTCATTGATCTAGATGCTCCTGTAGAGATTTGAAACCGCCGATGACATCGCCATCTTCAGCTAGAATGAAAGGCATTGTTCGTACATCAGGATATTCGTCTAAGAATTCCTCCCGCGTAATGTCTTCGCCAACCTTGATCACTTTATAATTTTTAGAATTAATATCAAGTAAGCCGATCGCGGCTACACAATAGCCACAATTCTCTTTACTATAAACTGTGTACATTTTTATTCACCGGTGCCTTTAAACCAACTCACAATCTTATCTTGAAATGCTTTTGCAAATGCTGGCTGAGGAAAGTTCCAACCAATCAATGCGCCCACTGCTACCCAGAAAATCATTTCTAACATAACTCACTCCTTTAGTAGATTTCTACCGTTTATTTTTCCACCAACAAAACCATTATAGTACTCATGCGTCAGGAGAACATCTCTGTCCATCTGTTCTTTCATTTCATAATATGCACATTCTGATTTTGTATTACACAATCTTAACACATATCTTTCGAACTTGTCAAGACCATGTTTCTCTATTTGCTCAAGCAATTCGTTACTTGAGCCCCAATATTTTTTCCAGTCGGACTGTACAGTCTTGATCCTTCTTCTGGTTTTTCCTTTAAGTGGAGGAAGTTTCTTTGTAGACCAGAAAAACTTTTTGCCGATGTATTTCTTATTGTTTACATTGTCAATTATAATGTACACAAACCCAGCATATGGTGCTAGAAATTCATCGTCTGGATCAAATATTTTTTCCTCATAATACCACGGATTAGAATACATCAACTCCAGTCCATGGCCTCATCAAACAACGTATCCATGCCGTCATCGATATCACAACTGCATACAGGACAATATTTAACTTCTATTTCTTCATCTTCGAAGTTTGACTGTGTTATTATTATATCACATCTTGTTTCGCAAGACATGCATTTGATACTTTTCTTTATCATAAAGAAAATCCTTTAAACGTTTCTTCTCCTATATCCTGTACAATACCACCGACAATGTATGATGTAATTTCAGTCTCTTGTGGTGCAACTTGAACATTCGCACCGCTAATCCACTTCTCTGTCCAAGGCAGTGGATTACTACCGCCTCGATTTGTCGATAGACCGACAGCATACATTCTTTTGTTAGCAATCCAGTCTACATATTCTGATAGCAATGCTTCATTCAATCCGATCATTGTACCGTCTTTGAATAGATACTTTGCCCATGTCTTTTCTTGTTCTATAACTTCATTGAATATTGCACGAACTTCTTCCTGACATTCTTCTGCAATCTTCTCAAAATCTTTATCTTCGCGTGGTAGAATTTTAAGCAATTGCTGTGTCGATGCTAGGTGTACATTCTCATCACGCGCAATAAACTTAATGATCTTAGCATTGCCTTCCATCTTCTTTAACTCAGCGAATGCCCATGAACACGCAAAGGACACATAGAAGCGAATGCCTTCAAGAGCATTTACAGCATTCAGACAGCGCCACAAAGCCTTCTTGTGTGCGTAAGTGCCATACTTCTCTCTATTATCGGTGAGAGTGATAAGATTGTCGTAATGTTTAGAAATAGAATTAGCACAGTCTACAATTTCTTTTAGATCCAACATCTCATCAAACACCTTAGATGGATCACTGTAGATGTTTCGAATGATGTGAGTGTATGACCGTGAGTGAATCGTTTCACTGAATGACCATGTAAGAATCCAGTTCTCTAATTCTGGCAATGAACAGATTGGCAACAATGCTTCGACTGGCGCTCGGCCTTGAACAGAGTCAAGAAGAATCTGTCGCTTTAGATTGCTAGTGAAAATGTGTTGCTCGTGATCAGTCAGTGCTTTGAAATCTTTACTATCACGACTGATATCAACTTCTTCTGGTCGCCAAAAGAATCCCAACTGCTTATCAGTTAATTTCTCAAAAATATTATATTTCTGTTTATCGTATCGTGCGATGTTGACAGGTGCACCAAAAAATGCTGGCTGTGTTGTGCTATCTATTTTTCGAGGATTAAATACAGACATCGTTATCTCTTATGCGTTAATAGGATAAATTTGTGAAATGACCTTAGCGCATTCTTTTGCAATAGCCATATGCTCTTTCTGTGTACCATTTTCTTTACGTAATTCTATGTAGTGTATCCAAGATCGTAGCGTTCCATTCACGTACATGCGGGATTTAGTATTACCCTCTGGTAAAACACATCGTGCTTGCTCTTTTGCAATTCCATTCGCTAATGCCCATTTATATGCTTTCGATGCGATATTCATAACCTCTGTTTGTTTCTCATACCATTGTCTTGCTAACATCTCTTCACTTGTACTGTCAACTCCTTCGCCGCCTTTTCCTACGTTTTCTAGATTCAACTCAATGCTGTTTTGTCGATTCTTTGGATCTTGAAGTCTTGCTTCACGATGCTCGAACATATTTCCGAGATCAGATACATCCGCATACCTCTGACTAAATTCTTGAAAAGAAAAACTGCGGTGTCGTAGAATCTGTCGTGCGATGTCGCGTGTGGTTTCAATCTCCAAACACACACTGACCATCTCGAAAGGTGACCAGTGTTTATGTTTGATGAGATAATTTAGAAGTCTGTCGTTAGTTTCGACATTTATCTGATTGCTAGGGTTACTCACTCGCGCACAATATGCTACAAGATTTTCTATGTCTTTATCTCGTTGGGCATTTGTGGTAACAGGCAAAATACTAGCGTCACATGTACTGTGACTAATCAAAGTTACTTTCATAATATATTCCTTTACTGAAGCGTTACTAGAATACTCGCTTGTCTGTTTGCAAAAACTCTGTTAACTTTAAATGCGGTTCCAGATATAATTGAATGCCTGGGCAAAACTTGACTACTTAATTCTTCAATCTCATTAGTCAATGTTGTTTTGGCTATACTACCAGTTTGTGTTTCAACACCATTAATAGTCACGTTAATAACTTCTGTATCAAGCGTTAAATCTTCTTGACCAACTGTTCCATATTCGATAGCATTAGATACAGTATCTAGATCAAAAGAAAAAAGCATACAACTAGAATTAACAAATAAATTTGTTGTATGGCTAGGGACGTCGGGTGAAATTATCATGAACATTCCGAGTACTGCCTGAAAATCATATGCTCCAGCAATATTTTGAGCATGATTCAACATAAGTGAATGTCCTGGATTATTAGGAGTTATAACTGAAACTCTACCATACTCAAATTCGGACTTTGATTCAATATAAAGTGGTGTCAAACTATTAAACGGCACATCACCGAACATCAAGTCAGATGTCATCATTGATACGTTAGTATCAATGTCTGGATGTGTTGTAAGATCGATTACCGAAAGACTCATTTTGTTTCTCCAAAAATTAGATTGCTAGATATTTATAATCTTAAATTTTGCACGATTCACAATCATCTTGAGAGTCAGTGCTAGACAGTGGCGTAGTAGTTTTATCTTCAACTTCACCTGCACCATCATAAGTGTTATTGTAGTACAACTGCTTTCCACCGTATTTGTAGAAGTTAAGAATATCTTTAATCAGTACACTCAATGGAATTTTTTCATCTTGATAATGTAATGGATTATAGGATGTATTGACAGAAATACCTTGATCGATAAACTTCTGCAATACAGCCATGATCTTCAAGTAACCATCAGGCGACTTATGATCCCATAGCAAATCATACTTGTTCTTGAGACGCTGAAACTCAGGAACGACTTGCTTTAATATGCCATCTTTCGATTGTTTCACAGACACGAGCGAACGCGGCGGTTCAATGCCGTTTGTACTGTTACTGATCTGCGCTGAAGTTTCAGCAGGCATTAGAGCCATCAATGTCGAGTTTCGAATGCCGTACTCTAACAGATCAAGCCTAAGTGCTTCCCAGTTCATATTATACACAGGCTTGACTAGTTCGTCAACGTCTTTCTTGTATGTATCGATAGGAAGAATACCTTTGCTGTACTTTGTTTCTTCTGATTTCAGACAAGCGCCTTTCTCTTTGGCAAGATCAACAGACGCTTTGATCAAGTAGTACGACCATGCTTCGGTATATTGATGAATCATTTCAAGATTTGGATCTTGATAAGTTGTGCCATTCTTTGCAAGCCAGTATGCAAAATTAATGATGCCTACGCCAAGCGGTCTACGATTCATTGTGCTGATCTGTGCCGCAAGTACAGGATAATCTTGATAGTCGAGCAATGCATCAAGACAGCGAACAGCGAGCATACATGGCTTCTCGAAATCTTCTACTCTGCGAATCTTACCCCAATTGATTGCCGCGAGTGTGCATAGACTAATCTCGCCTTCTTCATCTGAAATATTATCTAGCGGCTTTGTAGGCAAATTAATTTCACAGCATAGATTGCTTTGCTTGATAGGTGCTACTGTAGGATCAAATGAAGAATGATCATTCGCGTTATCAACATTCATCAAATAGATGCGTCCAGTATCTTTACGCTCTTGAACGAATGCACTGAATAACTCAACAGCTTTCACAGTCTTTTTACGAATCGAATAGGCGCGCTCATATTTCTCATAGAGTTCACGGAACTTGTCATTGTCAGTAAAGAAAGCCTCATATAGATCAGGCACATCGCCAGGTGAGAACAGAGTGATATCACCACCAGAAAGCAGACGCTCATACATTACTTTGTTGAACTGTACGCCGTAATCTAGATGGCGAACACGGTTCTCTTCGGTACCCTTATTGTTTTTCAATACGAGTAGATCGTCTACTTCGTAGTGCCAGATCGGATAGTAGAGAGTCGCCGCGCCACCTCTGACACCGCCCTGTGAACAGGACTTAACAGAACTCTGGAACAGTTTATAAAAAGGGATAACGCCAGTGTGAGAAGTGTCACCGTTCCTAATAGGAGAACCAACAGCACGGATGCGACCGGCACCGATGCCGATACCAGCTTTTTGAGAAACGTATTTAACAATTGCCGAAGATGTTGCATTGATAGAGTCCAGTGAATCGTCCGTCTCGATAAGTACGCAAGACGAAAATTGTCGTTGAGGCGTTCGTACTCCCGCCATGATAGGTGTTGGTAGACTGATATAGAAAAGACTCAGAGAATCGTAAAGGTCTTTTACGTATTTTATACGTATGCTCTTCTCATACTTGCAGAACAACGTCATCGCAATACACATGTAAGCAATCTGCGGTGTCTCAAAGATTTCACCAGTAACACGATTCTTTACAAGATATTTGCCACGCATCTGCTCCATTGCCGCATACGTGAGATTGAAATCGCGGTCATGATTGATATGGCCATCCAGTTCAATAAATTCTTCTTTAGAATAAAATTCTAGAAGATTGCTATCATAGTATCCAGTGCTAACATTTCTAGACACAATATTGTGAAGCGATAGTGGATTGAAGTTGTCATAGACTTCTTTGCGCAATGCATAATTGACAAGACGACCAGCGACATATTGATAGTTTGGCGATTCTTCTGAAATCAAATCAGACGCCGCTCGAATCAATGTCTCTTGAATGTCTTTAGTCTTAATGTTGTTATACACTTGCAGGTGTGTTTTAATTTCCAACTCAGAAGCAGAAACACCCGCTAGGTCTTCACACGCAAATTGTGCTACTCTGTGAAACTTGTCCAGATCAAGTTCTTCACGCTTACCGTTTCTTTTAATTACCTGTATATTCATAGTTCTTCATCTTCTTCCGTATCTATTTTTAAATCAACCTTGAACTGCATTCCATATAATTCGTGGAGTTTTACTAATATCGCGCTGATACCACTTTCAGCGCCGTCGGCAAAGCCATCGTTTGCGCCTCTAGCATAACCTATTGATGATCCTATTGCATATGATATGACTATTACAGCAAGACTGATAAACGTATGTTCGAGTGAATCCATTTACACCTCATCTTTGAAAGCTCCATATTTCAAGACGAAGTTTTCAGCTAAGTCTTCAGCATAACACAAAGAGTGGTCTGTAATCAACTCTGTTTTCCAAAGTTTATCATTATTGTACATAGCGACTGCCCAGTGATACTCATCTTGGTATATGATTGCTTTTCTTTTATTTTCTTTAGAAAAAAATTCTGTTACTAGTTTCATAATCAATCAACTCCTTTTTCTTCACGGGTGAAGTTGTAGTAGCACCATTGAACAAGGACTAATCTTCTGCCTGTTCTTAGTTGAGTTACACCATGTTGCGCTCTATTGCCATATGATATAGTTTCATTAACATTCAGTTTAGCAACTGACGGCATCATTGTCAACTTTACAGCCTTGTCAGTCTTAGACATTTTTGACCATTCAGCTTGACTTACCACCATGTTTTCGCGTGTTTCTTTTTTAGGAATCCATGCTCCGCCATAAGTAATTACTTCGCCGCCGACTGTTCCATCTTCAATGTCGAGTAACGTAACTAAAGTCAACTCTGAAAGATTATCTTCATGTACTTTGGCGAAAGAACCTTCTGTGTACTCTAGTATGTAGTGTGTCATATCTTTAAGACCATATTTTTCTTTGAAGTCTTTAAAATATTTTTCACACTTATCATCGCTGTGTGTATGATATCTCCTAGTTTGAAATAAGTTATACATGCGATAATCATCACGAAATTTCATGTTCTTATAATTTTCTCTCAGATAATCCAGAAACTCTAGATCATGAACTATTCCATGTCTATTGTATCCGTCTTTCTGTAGAAAACACTTATCAAGAAAGTCTTGATTAAAAGGAGTTGGAAATTTCTTTATGGGTATGTCGATCATGCTCTCTTCCAAACAGTATAGCAGAGTTTTGCTTCTAGACCAGAAGAGATATTATCGAATAAGAGCTTGTTAACATCAGTCACTTCTTTTCTTTGTATCATCAAATTCAAGTCTTTTGATTTTATGTTCTCTGGCCAAATGCACACTTTGTGGTTCATATCACACACTTTCTGTATTTTAGCACAGGTTTCTTTTGAGCGTGGTTCATTGTCATATACAAAAACAGAATTTTCATTCACATAATTCCAGTCGATTGAACCACCAGCCATAGCGAGCGAGTTCTCAGCAAACATCGCATCGATTGGCCCTTCAAATATATAGTGTATTTTATTTCGATCACATGCGTCCAGATTAAAAATCTTCGGCTTACTAGTATCTAGCATGATTGTGATATAGCGAATCGAGTTATCAGAGAATGCTCTGCCTTGAAAGCCAAACAAATTCTTCTCTTCATCGAGAAATGGTATGATCAATCTTGGTTCATCATTTGCTTCACTCTCGAACTTATTAGGTAACACTGAGTTGACAAACTTCTTGAACTTAGGCGCATAGAATAGTTTAGAATGATATGCATTTGGTATGAGTCGTTCTGACACATACTTTTTAGCAGGATGATCCCAGTTGAGTTGTGAGATTTTCTTGAGTGAGTTAAGAGCAGTTGCCTTAATAAAAGTTGGCTTCTTCATTTTGTCTGCGAATACTTCAACGTCAGTCTTGACGCGAGTACCACCTTTCAATGCCATCTTTTCCATGACATATTCTTTGAATAAAGTTTTGTCAACAGACTCTAGAAATTTGTCTATGCCTAGTGTAATATTACAGTTATGACAATGATAGAGATAGCCACCGTGATCTTTCTCGAAGAAGAATCCACGTGCTTTGCTTTTGTTCTTTTGAGAGTCACCACAGAAAGGGCAACGGAAGTTATAGAGTTTCTGATTTACTGTCTTGAATTTCTCAAGACGAGACGAAATCATGCCAATGTATTTCTTATCAAGCCACATAAACATTACCTAAGAATTGATTGATTACACTGAGATTATACCAAATCTCCTATGGCTTGTCAATCAATTTTGGAAGAAATGTGAGGCTAATGCGGCACCCGCAACTGATACTGCAATCCAGTACAGTTTTGTAAAGATTGCTAGTGATTTTTCTGAAGAAATAAGCCTCTGCTCGATGTCATCCAGCTTAATAGAGTGCGCATTCATACGCTCATATTGCGCAAAATTATTTTTTTCGATGGCAATTAGTTTCTCTTCAGCACGAGCGAGTGAAATCATCGCGTCACTTAGCTGATCTATCTTCTTCTCTATTCTATCGAGACGCTTATCGTCCATTGCTCTTCTGAATGACGATTCGACTGGTGAATTATTGGCTGACATTTTTTCCTATTCCTAGTGTATTTTTGAATGAAGTTATTGGTCCTTCCTGGACTACTTCCGAGGTTGTCTCTGGAAGTTCCTCTTTATTTCTAATACTATCTTCATAATACACTATTAAGGCTTTTTGCTGATCAATATATCTCTTCAATTCACTGACATTCAGCGACAGATTTTCATAGTCTGGTACACTTATTGCAAAAAATACCACTTCACCATGTACATCTTCATATTTGATTAAAAATTCTTCAAGATTTTCTTTTGTTACAGCATAAAGTTTTACATCATACAGATTGACGCCTTTCGGTCTGCTCTGTATTGGTATCTCTTTCTCTACGTATTGTGTCTTTACAACAACAGTTTCAAGACTCGAACACGCAGATAAAACACTACTGAGAAGTATCAGATTCCAAATCTTCAAATATTTTTTTAGTTGCATCATTAACTCTTCTTTCTATTAGTCCTGGCTTCTCTAGTGTGAGTCTCGTTAAGTCGTGTCTTCTTAACTTATCTTGCAATTCACTTCTATATGTCTCAGATTTATTTAGCTCTGCTTGTAACGCTGTCAAATTTCTTCTTATCTCAGAATAATTTTGTTGTACTTGATCCAGCGTATCAGTACATTCTTGTGCCGCTAGTTCTAACGCTAAATTCTTTTTCGTAAGTGTTGCAATTCTGCTCTGTGTATCTGTATAATAATAGTACGCACCACCAACAATACCACTTAACAATAACAGAATGAAACCTAATACATATAATCTAGCCACGTACCTGCCTTTTCCTCACACCATTCACTTCGATGTAGTGTCTAGTCAGCGGCTTTGTCTTTCTCTTCTTTTTAATTCCTGGCTCACCGTCATCGCCTACACCAATGCCAGCGACTGAGCCACTGCCTGCTATATTTGTTGGTACTTCTTCCATGAGCATATCAACATGATTCATATAATCATGCAGACATTCTTCCAGATAATCTAAATCATCTGGATCTAAATTCTCTTCTCTCAACAGAAGCAGTGCCGCGGCAAACGATGCAATTCTTGTTTTACCGCCAGGAATCTTGCCTAGCAGTTTTTTAAGATTCGCGAGAAGTCTATCGTAATAGCCCCATGATCTGTCTTGTTCTGTTGTTCTTTCATCTTTAGGCAAAATTACTTTACCATCAGCATCAATTACACCTAGCTTATAAGCGTCCCAGTTTTTAAATGGTGACACCAGCCTCTTTAGAAACTGGTAGATGTTGAATATGTCAATAACGCCTTTAGCCATTATAGTTCCCTTAGTCTGTTTGCAATGAACAAATCGACTGATATCTCTGAGCTTATTATGTCGCCGTGTGCATCTAAAGCGTCAATCTTGTCTGGCATTTTACCTAAAAATATTAAGAACGTTTTTAAGTGTGGCCAGTGACATTCGTTCACTCTAAAGAAAAGCATTCTTGTTAATGCTTTCGTTTCAAATACATTATACAGTGTCAATATATGATTCAATATCAATCTTTCTTTTAAGTCTTTGTTCTCAGTATAACGCGAGAACAATCTTTTTATATACTTAAATCGATTCAAATCTTCATTGAATTCATCGATATCATACTTCACATTATTAGTATAGTTAGCGGCGGCATATAACAAAAAATTATTCTCATTCAGTATTTTCATTATCTACCTAAAGAGTAAACCCCACGTGGTGCGCATACTTTGTAAGTAGAGGCGTGTGGGGTATTATTGATTAAGCAACAGTCAATTCAGCGGCTGAAGATGTTACACTATCTGCGCCCGTTGCAGTCATCACTACTCGGAACTGATTCGCAGTTACGTATTCAGCGTCAGTAGATATTACTGTCAACGTAGCACTAGTGCCGTCTGCATCAACTGTACTTGCCCAGGTGCTACCACTATCAGTAGAAACTTGCCACTGATAGCTGATTGTTCCGCCTGTTGGAACTGTAGCTGCCGTCACTGTGAATACTGCGTCTGCGGGAGATGTTACTGAAACTGCCGCTGGCTGTGAAGACACTACAATATTCAGATCAGGGAATGCTACGTCTTCAGCGTCAGTTGAAATGCCGCCTTGACTTGACATTGCCACCAATGTTTCGTGTGTCACTCGACCAGCGCGACCGCCAGAACCAGTTACTTTGCGTACCCAACCAGGAGCAACAGAACCTTTTCCATCGCTTCTAGCCGCCCGTGATTCATTTTCATCAACACCAAAGACAACAGTACCGAAGTCTTGTGAACCAGTGTTACCGTTAGCGGCAGTCGTGGTATATTTAGGTGCTGACCCCGAAGCGTCTGTTAAACCCCATAGTGCCATTTTAGTTATCCTCTTCTATGATTAACATGTCTAGTAAATATTTTGATTTTTTACTAATCTCTTTTGGTTTACCATTAACCACGAGATAAGTTTTTTTAGAATCAAATTCTCTTGTATTTATATCATTACTGATCTTTGGTTTTTCAACAGGCGCTGGTGTTTCCACTTCTTGTCTGACCTGTTTCTTTAAATCAGCAAAAGATTTTTTCTTACTGATCTTAGGTCCGTCTTCACTCTTTTCAGAACCAGCAGTCACAGGCGGCAAGTTTGCTACCTGTTTAGCCTTTTTCTTTAAATCAGCAAACGATGACATTCTAGTTTCCTATTTCTTTTTTGCTCTAATTTTAGCAAGGTCTTCGCCGTCAATGTCGTTATCATCGTCAACGTCCATGTGCTTTAACTGAGCAGGTGATAGTTTCTTTTTCTCAGAAATATAATCACTGAACGATAGGAAAGATTCCTTCTTCATTTTCTTATGACTACCATGACCTTCTTGCATCAATACTGTTACACTCTCATCATCAACGTGTACAGTTTCAATGCCATGTTCGAACATTACTTTGTACCAAGAGACATGACCGTTCTCATCTGGTACAGCGTGTTCGCCAGTCAGTGGAGTGCCTTCGTTCCACTCGTTGTGCATGATCTTTGTCGCGCACATATGTTGATCGCCTTCAAGTGAACCCTTCTCAACTCCGTCCACTTTTGCTTCATCTACTTTTTTCATAGGTAGCCCCTTATGTTTAGTTTTTGCGAAATCCTCTAAATCTTTTTCGGACATCGACTTCGCAAGTTTCTTAACTTCATCGGAAGCATTATCCATTTCACCGCGCTTATATGCAAGCGCCATGCCCATCATTTTCTGTTGTGCTTGTGATACAGACTTTTCAGACAGTTCAACTGACTCTGCAACACCAGAGACCATGCGAGCAAACTTCAACTTAGCTCCGCGCGTTTCGAATTTAACTTCATCGATATCGCCTGAAGATGATTCTTGTGTGAGATAGTAAACCATGCCTTTGCTGAGATTGACTTTAATCAGCGGGAAGATATCACCAGAAACTGTTGAGCGAGTAGCATAGCGGAACACTTGCTCGCCTGCTTTAATGTTAGCACCTTTAAGGTCTTTCTTGTCTGCAGGCTTTAGATGAAACAGAACCATTGCTTTGATGGGAGAATCTCCAATGACACCAGCGTCTTTATAGCCTTTTCTTCGACCATAGCTGATTGCTTTGTCTTCGCCAGAGTCATTGATTGTTTTTACATTAACGACTTCGTATTTCTCTGAAAGTTGGACTTCTTCCATATGTGCTTGGGCACGAGTCAACGACTTCTGGTTCTTTTTCGCTTTCATATGACGATTCATAGCGGCAACCATATCAGCACGAGACGTTGCTTTGCTCATCTTTCCACGTTGCTTAGAAGCAATATTTTTTTGACGCCGAATCTCTGCATTATAATTCTTTGCTTCATCTGTCTGCTCGACTGATTCGAAAAGTTCTGGAAATTCATCTTCAATTTCATCTTTACGCCATTCTAAAGTATCTTTGTCCATCAAGAACTTAACAATGTTCTTTTTATCACCAGTGATTTGATAATCTCTACCTTTGTCAACTACCTTGACACGATGTTTTCTTTGAACCTTTTTGGCTCGTGCTGGTTCATCATCAAAGTAAGGAATATCTACTCTGATAGAGGTAGCTTCAGTAACCTGCTCGACTTCTTCTTTCATGCCTTTAATATAGTTCAACGTTTCTTTCTTTGCGAGAGGCATTGACTTAAATGTTTTCCACTCTTTGCCGTCAATATAGACAACAATAGGATCAGTCATTTTAGGACCACGGCGCTTATATGTGTGCTTTGTGCCTTTGTAATCAAGACCAGTCAGAAAATATTCCTTTGCTTCTTTCACTTCAGTCTCTTCTTTAGGCACACAATTAGGAACTTCTTTGCCGTTCTTTTTCTTTGTGCCGACCATCTCATAACCTTTCCAGCAAGGATCTTTGCCTTTCATTTTCTTTTCTTCTTCCATATCTTCTTTACCCGCGGCGCGGCCCCTATAATCTGCTTTAACTTTGCTGTCAGGCGTTCGCTCGACATCTTTAATCATCGCTGGTTTTTTCAACAACGAGCGGAGTGCTTTCTTGACTTTACCAGGAGAGTCGCTGTCCATATAGAAACGTGGTAGACCTTCGATGTCTACACTGAACTTCGCTTCGTCAATTTCTTTTTCTTTTTTCTCGCCTGGAGTTTTTTCTTTGGCAAATTTTCTGCTTGCATCTGTTCCCCATTCATGTTTCTGAGGCGAGTATGTTTCCTCTTTAATGCCAAACAGTTTCATTGTCTGATCTGGACCCATGACCTCAGCGAACGCGGCAACAACATCATCATTCTTTTTATATGATGATACTTTTGGCATTTTGCCTTTCTCTAAATCTTTAACGAGACCATCTAACTTACGATTTTTACGTGCCATAGGTGCAAGAACCTTAGCAACTTTCTTCAGTTGAATAGTCTGCACAGCCTCTTCGATATTGAATGTCATGTTAGTCCTTCTTATTCTTCTGGTTGTTCTGGTTCAGAAACATCTGGTACTTCTTCTACGGATGCTTCAACTTCAGCAGTACCGCTAGAACCAGGAATAATTGTTTCTGGATCAACGTCTTGCGCTCCTGAGTCTCTTTCAGCATCAACTGCCACTTCATCTGGAGTAGCGGCAGGTATTGTGCTGTATTTACTGTATTTCGCTTCTACATCATTTTGATAGAGATTCTGATTTTTCATCATGATATCTCTAACTGCGCTCATCAAACTTGCTGGTGTATCTTTCAAATCCATGATATTCTCCCTTACTTGGTCATCATCTTTTTAATTTTTTGCATGAGACTAGGCTTTTGTTGAATTAAGTCCTGTCTCCATGCTAAATGCTTTGGTAGTTTTCCATCGCGAATCATTTGATGGAAAATCAATTCTAAATTTCTATAATCTGCGCCTGTCATCTGTGCAACTCTAACTGCGTTTTGCTTCGCTTTACCTGGATTCGCTTTACGATAGTCTAGATAGTAACGAATAGCTTTCTTATATGCATTTTTATTTGCAACACGATTGATCAATCGATCAAGATCAGGTTGCATTGTAATTTCTCTTACTTCTTCGGCGACGGCTTTAGGCTTAGTACTCATCGCTTTTTCTTTTGCGTCAGCCACTTTCGCACGATCCATGATTCGATCAAACTTATTAGCGTCACTTCTGCGCTCGCGTTTGATACGTTCTTTGGCCGCTTTCTCGTGAGAGCCTTCGTTTTTTTCTTCTGTGAAATTATTAAATGATTTCATTTCTCTACTATCTTTAAGATTAAACCTGTTTCGGCTTCTTCTTTAATCAGCCTGTGATATTCCATTTTCGAGATATTTATCGTATCACCTGTATTCAATTCGATCGGCATTTTATTTTCGTATTGAAATTTCCAACCATACCCAGCGACAACATAGAGTTCTCTATCTTTATGATCTCTATGCCATACGTATTCTTCGTCCTCTTCATCTAGATGAAATTGTCGATAAAAACTATTATCATTAATTATTGTATCTTTGTATACTTTAGACATGTTAAATTACCAGAAGAAATTGCCACCACCTGACATACCTAGTGATTTCGCATAACGAGGCAATCTACATGCCCAATAAGCCGCGGAAGTTTTGTCAGTTTGAGTTGAACACTTGTGTCTAGCGGCAAATGACTTTCTTGCTTCAGGATTATCAATCTTTGCTTTGAGACCAGTAGTGTCGCCGAATGTTACTTTTTTGATGTTGCCTGTGCTTGGATCTTTTACATAAACATAAAACTTTTTAGGACCACCACGTTTTGGTTTATTGAGTTCTTTACTCTCTTCACCTTCTTTCTCTTCTTCGATCATAGGACAATCGAGTGGTACCCATTCTTCATTATATTGTGCAAATTCACCGATGTCAGTATTTAAAATACTTTTATCATAGTCTGCAAATTCAAGTCCAGATTTTCGTGCTTCATTAAATAATTTAAAATAATTAACACTGCCAACACGGAACACATTTTCTATTAGCGGCACTTCATTGTCTTTGTGATATTCAAGTGCTTCTTCGATCTGTGTTCTTTGATGATTTGCTAATGCAACATTCAGTGTTTGGAATACGTCTTTTTCTTCTGATATCTCATTCTTGAGATGTACATATTCTTTTTTGATTTCGTTGAGAGAGAGTCCATAACGCTCACTCTTTTTAATTAGATTTTTTTCAACTGATTCTGTAATGTTTTCCATGTCAATCTGTGTGAGCATTTCATTGATTATTTCAAGATATTCGAAATCTTGCTCAATGGAGTTCTTCAGATTTTTTCTTTGTTGAAAACTACGAAGTCTATCTTTCTCTGCCGATCTTACTTTCGGCAATAGCCGTTTTGCAATTTTTGTAATTGCGTCTTTTTTCTTTTCAAGTCTTCTATCGATTGCAATCTTAGATGAAGTTGACAGCGATTTATAATCTTTGCCTTGTGCGCCCATCATTCTCTTACGAAGAAGTTCTCTAGCTTTTCTCTTTGATCGGACCTTTAATTTATCATTCGATGCAAGTCTGCGCATGGCTCTCATTCTACCACGCTTGATCTTTGACTTGATTCTGCGCATTGCTATCTTCTTGCGCATACGCTGTTGAATATTCAATACTTCTTGCAATGAAAGGTCTTCAGTAATACCCATTTGTGTACGAACAATTTCGTACATCTCTTTCGCGTCTCTATCCGTTAGCTTACGTGGAAGTCCACTCTTAAATTCTTTGTATTTGCCTGCGACTGCTAATGCTCTTAACTTAGATGCGCTCATTCCTGATACGTCATCGGCATCTGGATCACGCTCACCAGCACTTACTATTTCGATGCTGTTGAATGTGTAATCTTTGCCGTTGTAATCGTTTAACAGTTTTTTGAACGCGGAGACTCTATCACTGCCCACAACAACCACAACATCTTTGAATTTGTTGTCGAGTGTTTTGAGGACTTCGATGATAGTTCTAGCAGGAGACTTTACGACAATGTTGCCGAACGCTTTCTTTGCGAACTTGACCTTCTGGTCGTATGATAGTGGATTCTTTTTCTTGTCTTGCGAGTGTGATACGTATAGCTGTGGAGTTGCTTTACGTGATTTGGCTTCTTTGTTGATCTTGTCTACTAACTTTTGGTGTCCCGATGTGATCGGATTCATTCGACCAAAAGATAGAACCACGACAGACCCACGCTCTTCGGATAGTTCATTTAGCTCATCAACAAGAGAATTTTCCGCCGCCGCGGTTCGCCCGATTCCCTCATCATTATTGCTAGGAGTGTTTTCTTCTTTTTTCATATGGAGATTGCCTTAGCCTTATCCTTTGAGCGCAGGTCTGCCGTAGCCTAAACTGCACATTAATGGTTTAACGTTATATTTATAAAATTTTACGGTGCAACCTTGTGTTGCATGTATTCTTCATGTGTTGTTATCATCTTGTAACCAAGCCGTCTGAATACTGGCGTGGTCAACACTTCATTATATTTCTGTATTTGTTTCCAACTAAACTTTCTAATTTCTATCTTAGTGTATTTAGCGTGCCTCGTAGAGTCCCACTTAGCAGACTGTGAAACTCTATCTGGTATTAATAGCTCTTTTTTTAAAGGAAAATTGAATTGCTCAGATATTTCATCCATATGCCTCTGAGTATCTTCCTTCGACTGTATCAACTGCTCATACATTATTCTTTTATGATTCAGTGCTGGTTTACGTTTGAATACGCTGAACCAATATAATGTATGCTCTCTATATAGTTCACACAACCGCAATGTATTTAATGCTTGTTTTTTATCATTGAAAAAGACAAACTCATTGTCTTGATCTTCGCGTCTTGCGATAACCCATTTATATGTATTTAGTATATCTACGGATTTATTCGTAACACTCTCAAGCCACGAGTAAGGATGCTTGTGTATCCAAATGTAATTTTTAGATGTGATCGCAGGATTATCCACGTCCAATAGTTTGCTACCAGCTGGCGCTCGTGTCGAGTCCGTTTGCTGTCTTTCTATCTCAGGTCTATATAAGCCTTTCTCATTCTTCTGTGCAATCTTCAGGTCTTCTGGATCAACATCATAAGCATGTTTCCATATACCATTAAGCTGGCGTTGATGCCACATATTAATTATGCCCACTGATCTTTTTTGTTCACAATTATCTTTTAATAATTGTTCAAGAAAATTAGTGCCTGATCTCTGTAGTCCAAGAATTTGGAAGTTATGTTCATGCTTCGCCATGCACTATCTTTGCCATCCTTTAATTACATCTGGAGAAAAGTTAGCACGAGAGAATTCCATGCGATCAATAATTTTAACTGCTCCGTCTGACATGTGATCAATAGCAACAAAGCCTTCTTGATTCGTTACCTTAAATCCTTGCTTTGTTCTCAAGAATGTTCCTAGCGCAGTTGCTTGGTTCATCTTGTCTACAATCATTTGTTTCGCATCAACGAGTAAATTCATCAGCATGAATAGATTCTGAAAGTCGGCCGAGTTGTGTCGTGTGAACACACTCATGACATCTTTTCTTTTCTGTGTCCACTCATCTTTAGACTTCTGTGTTTTCTTTTTGTCGATTTCTTTTTGATAGAAACTATGAATGTTATCGAACATGCCTTTCATATGAGTACGTGGATTAATTCGCTTGCCTTGCTTGATCAATGAATTATTGTATGCTTTTACTCTGATCAATAGTTCATTGTTATCTTTGAAAGCATTCAACAATGACGCTGGTACTTTTCTAAATGTTCTACCAGCATCTGATAGCAGTGATGTGATAGCATCTGTTTCTGCTTTTGTGAAGGTAGCGTTTCCTGTTTCGTCACGGTATGTCGCATCGGTTTGCCATATAGAACTACTCGCATTGAACTTCGATACTATGCTCTTGCCAAAAGAAGCAGACATAGATTCAAGACTATTACCGGTATAAGTAGTATGCCAAACCACTCCAATCTTAGCTCTTGCGATTTGTTTGCCAAGACTACTGTTAGTAGGAATAGCATAAACGATAGTATTAGGTTGGAAAGTATAATAAGATTGCCCATCAATGGTCTCCGTAGCTACATCTCCTTTCGTGAACATTAGATCGCCTTGATATACACCAGACTTAATACCTAACTTCGAAAACTCACTCAGTGCTATCAATAGCTTTTTCTGTAAGTCGCCTGACGTATCTGCTTTTACATCAGCAGGAGTCTTATAAACCTTTGGATTTTTGTTAAAAACGCCTTTCTTCGCGACAAAAAACTTGCCGTCACTTGGATCGATGCCCACAAACACAGCAGGCGCACCATCCCATTTCACAGTTCGAGATATCTTGCTTTTATTATGTCCAGCCAGCATGTCTCTAAGATCACGCAGAAAGTTAATTGCTTTTCGTGTGCCATCGACACCTTCGTTGAAGATCAAATCCTCAACGTGTTCCATATGAGTATTTTTTTGTTCAATAAGAAACTGATTAAAATTTTTCATTAATATTTCAACTCGTAATTTACTAGACCTTGTTTAGCATCAATGTCATTGATCGCCGCTTTACTTCCAATGAAAGATGTCTTCGCATTACCAGACAGTAAAAGTTTAAAGTAAACTTCGCCTTTCTTCCATTTATTTAGGTCTAAATTTGCTTGATAAAAATTCTTGCCTGCAAGGATATTAGCAACGATGTCTTGTGATACAGAATCTTCATTTAGTCTTCTTGCGATTTCACGATTGAATGCAGAGGTGACTGATAATGGCAGTGCGTCTTTTACATTCTGCGGTATATCTGGATGCTTTGCAATCGCTGATATTACTTTCAATGTAGGCGCAGAAAAATCTGTCAGATTTCCTTTCAGTGAACCTTGACGTATCTCAGTGTACACTGCATATGGATCATTTACCTGTGACTGCTTCAGTCCTAAAATCTTTCTCACGCCGTATTCATATACAATGTCTTTTGATCCTTGCTTTGCATCGAGTTTCGCTTTTGTGATATTTGCTTTCTTTGCAGAATCAACTAAATCTTTAATCACGCTTGCGGGTAGATTTGTTTTGTTGATTACTTTCGGCAAGAAGTTGGTGAAGATAGACGCTTTAGCGCCTACTCCTGCTTTTGAAGAAATAGGAACAAGTGTGCCATCGTCCAACATTACAGCAGAGTCAACACCAGAGAAGGAAGGATCATCGGGTACAATAAACTTTTTTGCTTTTCCCTTGAATGGATTTTGCGATATCAGTGAAGATTTATTCTTGAGTGCGACAGCACCAATGATGATTTCACCGAGATATTTTCCAAGTTCATTTATCTCAGAGTCTTGAAATGACTTGTCTTGCCAATCGAAGTTTTTCAGTGATGTACTAGCAAACCATTCATCGACAGCATCAACAATATGATTGCCGACTTTATTCGAACTTTTCATGTAAGATATAACAGATGTTCTAAGTGTTTTGAGGTCGCTGAAAGTTTTACACGATACACCTTCTTGACCATTGATTGTCAATTTTTCGGAAGTGCCTTTCAGGATTAAATTGCTTGCTTGAATGCCTAGGTTCTCAGTCGCGCCCTTTGCGCCAGAGTATTGCATACCAAGTTTGCCAGCATTGATATTGGAACTAGACGAAACGGAAGTAGCATAATAGACTACACCCGCTTTCTTATTGCCAGTCTTTTCTTTAAAATAAAAGATAGCACCAGTTTTCTTCTTAGTGCCAATCTCATCAATGATCTTGTCAACATTTCCGACCAATGTCATGACATCTCTACTGAACTCGAATCCCGTATAGATGTATTCTTTATTGGTCTTTAAATGCTTAATAGCCTTACCGACATGTGCAGTAGGATGTGTTAGACCTCTGGCCATGTTAATACTCCGAATTAAGTTATCGAAGTATTTATATCTATGCTACAGAGAACCAACCAGGAACATCGCGATTTTTCCATGTCATAGAGAAACGCTCTTGCTTTGTTTGATAGTATGCGCGATAAGACTCGACAACATCATCCTGCATACACTCAGGATTAGACTTCATTGCGAGTGGCATTTTAGTCAAAGGACCGTGCGGTATATTGCGGGGTGGTGTACGCAGAGGCCAGAGAACTTTCTCAGCACCATGAATCTTGCCATACCGATGTGTGTATTCTTGACAGAGCGCGAACATATGCTCCCAGTGCCAACGATAGTTTGACTCTGTTTCCATAGTCCACACTGTACAGGGATGACCCATATGTACTGCTTTGTACAGTATCATTTCCATTTCGAGATCATCAATACCTTCGAACAGGTCCCAATACTTGACCATGCGCTTACCAGATTTTGATGGGCGCATCTCAAGTTTGCCGTCAAGCATACGATGCGCAGTCGATAACATCTGACCAGACTCTGTAGGCATTTTGACTACATGTTTGTCACACTGCGATTTAGCAGAGGCGACAGGACAAGGATAGTCATTGTCGCCGTGTTCTAGTGGAAATACGTTCATGCCATTTCTCTCAATATTGTAGTCGCTATCATAAAACCTGAAACAGCATTGAGCATGATAAGCGCCCTATCTTTCCATATTATTGATACCCATGTCCATAGAATAATGCCTATGAAGCCGATTGTCAAGTCATACATACGATATTCTGGACCTGCCGCTCTCATTGCTAATGATGTGAGAATAGTCAGAGAAGCAATCCACTTTAGATACCAGTCGAAGTCTTCTGGATACCATTTACGATCAGGCTTAGTTCGACCGTCTGCGCGAACCATTGGATCGCCACGGCCTTCTTTAGGCGGGGTCATAACAATAAACTCACAAAAAAGAATAACAAGATAATGAACAGCAATCCAATACCAAGTAATTTAAAGATAAAGCCAGCAAATTCCCATAAGAACCAGACGATAGCGCCTAGTATGATTATGGGAATCATTATATTGGCTAGGACATAGAGACCAAAGAAGAATTCAAGAATCATAATATAATTTCGCTCAATTAAAAACTACAGTCAGCAATCATCCGACAAGCAACACTATTTCCAGAACCACACTGGTAGATCAGAGAATCTTGTCGGCGTTCACACGCACGAATCTGTTCGATCTCTGCCTGAATGCGAGTGCTATATCCATCGCGAACACCTTCGAGATAACGAGTACCGTAACCACGAGGAATATAAACAGGAGCTGGTGACCCATAAGAGCCATGCGCGCCATGATGACGATGATTCTGAATCAACTCTTGACCCAGAAGAGTGCCAGCAATGCCGATCAGAATGCCTTGCTCTTTATCGCCCCATGCTGAAGCATTGACAGACACACCCAGCGCCAGCGCGGCAACAACAGCAGTTAAGTACTTTTTCATAGGAAACTCCTAAAATTCAACAGAACAATACTAATTTTACTGTATTTATGCCCCATTGTCAAGCATTTTTTCATGAAAAATCATCGTAATATTCACTAATTGTTGCTTCATCTGGGTATGGATCAAGCCAGTCGAGATTCACCCTACCAAGTTCGCAGAAGAAACTCTTGCCGACTGTATCGCACCAGTCGTATTCGATGTCGAGTTGTCGGCCATCGTACAGTGCGCCTTCAACGAGTTCACACATGTCTGACTCAACTGCTAGAAATGACATCTTCTGAGGATCAAAATCATCGCCATCAGTTTCAACGAAGATATGACCAAACTGACCTTTCTCTCCAGAGTGACACATCAGAACAGGAACTGTCACATAGTCCTCAGAGAAACAAGTGTAACGTTCATAACCGATCATAGCGTTAATTTCATAGCGTTCTTCATTAGATAAAATCTTTGCATTATGTTCAGGTGCATCAACTTCTTCGACATAGTACCACGAATCACTATAACAACCATAGTTGTGCGACAACTCATCAAACTCATGCCACGAATTGTTACCATGCTCAGTCATATCAGGAGAATTGTATTGCTCAAGTCCTTCTTCCCAATCGACATCATTGATAAAATCACCTAGTGTCTGCTCATCGTCATCAGTGTCTTTCCATCGCTCATAGAATTCTTCTGATACTTGACCCATGGTAAACTCACCGCCGTAGCCAGCAAGGGTAACTCTAAAATAACGTTTAGACATCGATGAACTCCTCAATTAGTTTGCCGCCCCACTCATCAAACTTCTCCATATTCTTTTGAAGAAAAGTTACGAGCCAGAATGTTGTGTCCCAGACTAAAACGATTGGCATGATTAGTGCCATTTTACCCCAACGAATCACATTCTCTTTGGTAATCTTATTCATGATCGTCCTCCATGAAAACTTCTACACCGCTTTTAATTAAAAAATTTAGACCACTTCCTTTTCTTGCTTCATATCTGTTCTTCACATACAATGTTTTGATGCCGCTTTGGTATATCAATTTAGCGCAGTCAATACATGGCGTATGAGTACAGAACATTGTAGCGCCCTCACAACTCTCAGGACTTTGTGCTACTTTTGCAATTGCGTTTGTCTCAGCATGAAGTACTTCTGGCTTACTCTTAAACTCTCGACCACCATCTTCATAGAGGTATTCTTCTTCGCATTCATTGGTCCATCCACTAGGCATTCCATTATAACCAATGCTAATAATGCGATTATTTTTCACAATAATACTGCCGACTTGTAAACGTTTTGCCGTACTCAGTTGCGCGAATCGCTCGGCAACATCCATGAACGCTTCAACAAACTTACGTTTCATTCTTTCATTGCCTCGTATCTTTGTCTTGCGTACTCTGCCGCTTCAGCCATCGCATTCACAAATTCTTCCGCGTCTGGTTGATTTCTTTTGAGGATCAAATCGCCGACACAATGTGCTTGAAGTTCTTTATCGATCAACTCTTCATATGTCTCTACAATCTCTACACATGGTTCACATGCATCACCAATGAATACTGTAGTCGTTGCGCCTTTAGCATCTAACCAAGTACCAGCATCGACATCTAATTTGAACTCACTCATTGCGCATATCTCCTAAAATCAAATTTACGAATTGTAATTGTACCGTCTTCATTATCTATCCATTCTAACTCATCACCGATGTCGATGTCAAGTTCTTCCATAATCTCATCAGGCAAAGGCAAGATCAGTTCGCCTGTCAACGGGTCTTCTTCAAGTTTCACTATCATAATTCCACCTGTGACCGTTGTCGGAACATTCTTTAACAATCAACTTTGCGAATCTTTCAATCGCCTCTTTAGCATAATCGTCAAGTTCGTCCCAGCATCCCTGTGCGGTCAAACCTGATTCATACAGGCAGTGTTCAATAAGTTCATTCACCACTTAATCTCCATCCAATTCGTGTCTTCAGGCATCAGTGTAATCTGCCCTTCGAATGCTTCATTCTCTTTGAGTTGATTATACACTCCACTGTTTGCCATAGTCAAGCGGTAAGCACCTTTGCGACAAACATAGCAACTACCGCTTGAACCATAAAACTCCCAAGACTTATTTTCTTCAACAACACGAGTAATACCACTGTTCATTCGCCAGCGGTCACCCTCAAGATAACCGCCTGACCAACCAGCAAGCACTTTGTAGAATCCACGATCATACTTGCCTTCTTTGATTTTCAGTACAACCCAACTGTCGGGATAATAGTCACTCATCACTCAACCTCAACAATAAAGCCTTCATCAGTCGAGCGAATTCGTGTCACAGTCAAAGGTTCTTGTTTTTCAGCACCTTTGATTTCATCCCAGTAGATTCCACTACCAACTCCAACATAAGGACCACCACTCGGATCAAACATGCCAAGGTCATTCGGATCAAGTCCTTCTTGAAATGGTTTACCGCCGATACGACAGTGGTCCATCGACTTGCCTTCCATTACAAACCGATATTCTTTCTCACCGATCTGTTGCCAATAATATTCATCACCGTATCTATTTCTCATTTTTCCAGTTTCCAAAAATATCAGGACATTGTTCAGCGGCTTCATCCATATAGTACGCAGACGGATAATGTTTAAGCAATCGCCGCGCTTCTTCACGAACAGCCTTAGGCACTCGTGGTATATCTCTGCACAAACCGCGTAGAAATTCTTCAGTCTGAATCACTGCGCGTCTGCGTTCGTACGGCATCGTCATGCTTCGTTCTCCTATATTCATCTCTGTCGATTTGCAACAGTATAATACCAATTGTAATGAATAACCAAAAGATTGTCAATAAAAAGATGAAAATATTATTCAGCATATCTTTTTTCCTTATAAATAAAATGTATGAAAATACTGTTAATAGTTTTCATTATTTTCTTGGTCGGTTGTTCAAGTATCGACATTGAACACGAGAAAGGCGAATTGCCTAAAGTGAAGATAGTAGGTGCAGAAGAATACTGCACCGAGAAGTTAAAGGCTCGCGTGAGAGCGGACGAGTTCATCATCACTTGCACCATAAGACTCTAAGAGACATCTTTCTCTTCGATGTCCCACTCGCGATCTGGAAACTCATTCTCAAGTTCTTTCATCAGATTACGAGCCTGTTCGAAGTAATTTGCGGACCAAGTATAAGGCGATTCAGTCTGACCCTTATAAGTTACCAACCAAATAGTTGCGTCTCTCATGCGTAGTCCTCTTCCTCATCGTAACAATTTTCCTCATCATATCGCTCACAGTCATAACACTGCCAGCCGCGGTCGGTTTCATCGCCACAAGTCTCGCAGAAGTTCTGGAACTCTTCTTCGTAATCGAACATATCTTCCTTGTTCTCAATCGTGAGCAACACAGGATTGTTGACAATCATCGCCATTGTCTGGTCGATCATTCGCTCGATAGCGTAGTGAAAAACATCACCGTTATAGTTGCCATTGTAAATACGACCGCGAGTGTACTCATAGATCGTGTCATAGACATCATCATCAATGGCAGAATGATGCTTTAGGAAGTTCAGCGCACCAGACGTATTGTTGCCCATGCCATTGTTGTAGAAGTCATAACCGAGACGACTCGCGGAACGCACCAACTCACCAGCAAGTGTGTCACAGTTGCCGCTTACAGGCACCAGATCGTCCATCATCTGATTGTACTGCTCTTGATACTTGCCAGTCTGATTCCAATAAGTATTTTCCATTATGCAATTTCTCCAAACATCAATTCATCTTTCGCGTCAAGCAGGTCCATCTTCAACTCTGCCAGCAGACCAAAAACACTCTGATCTACAGCAGACGGATTTACCGACAACACGCTGTTAATACAAGATTCTGCAATCTGAATTGCCTTCATCTTTTCTTCAATTTTTTCGATAGTCATTACGCCACCTCCATTTGATGAAGCTGCCTCATTAAATGAAACTCCGCAGGTGCATACTTTTCTAACCACGCGCTGAGGTCTTTGAAGAGGACCACATCGCCATTCACCATCTCATAAGAAACACCGTGGTGTACGTTCTCGCCGTTGTTCAATACGTCATACGCATCGAACTGCTTCACAATTTCCTTGCGCATATAACCGAACTCGGTGTTGAGAGTGGTGCGAGTGAAAGACACACGGTCGTCCTTGACCGTGCCATAGTACGGTGCATCCCACTCAGCACAGTGGTCAGCGACATTGAAGTCGATATCATCGACCACGGTCTCACCAACGGAGTACTCTTGGAAGTACTCGCTCTTGCTGGTGCAAGCAGACTCAACACGCGCCCACCACTCGCGTGACATGTTCTCCTCGATAGTGATATCGAAGATGTAGGTGTTGCCACCCTTGGGTTTCCAGTACTGCGGGCACTCGCCCTTACCGTCCCAGTCGTGGGCACCGTAGTTTTCGAGGTGTTGGGTTTGGATGATTGCTTTCATAATATATTCCTCAAAAGAAAAAGGGGAAGAGAGGAGCAGTGGACTCGGAGTCCCTAGCGAAGAATCGCGCCAGACCTCTCAACTCAACAAACAAATTATCTCACAGGTAGCCAAGGAAGTCAAACTTTTTTTCAACAAAATTTAGAATATTTTGTTATAAGATTTGTGTTTGTTATAACCACGCTTTGCCGCCTTTTTACGGTCGACCATGACCACTGCCTTGTTAAAGCGGCGAGCATTCTTAGCAACTGGATTTTTCATAACAAACTCCGAATAAAAAACAGTGAGTGGTGCAACATAGCAATCGGTAGCAATTTTCGAACGCACACACTCACCAAAGAACTCAGGCCTCCAAGACGTAGGGCTTGTTCCACTTACCAGCATCAATGTCAAGGTAGTGCGAACAGTGGAAGTAGTCAGTCATGGCATCAGACTCATCGAAGAACTGGTCGCCTTTCATGGCCGCTACCAACTCTTTGTAGAAGTTACCGATCTCGATATCACCAGTCTCTTCAGCCCACTTGTCAGCCCAGAAGTGGTTTACTTGAAGATAGTCACCGACTGGGTAAGACTCTTCACCACGGCGAGCCGCCAACTGGTCATTGTGTCGCTGGGCAGACCCGATCAGGTCGAGCTTGCCGCTCTTCAGAGTCACGACCAGTGACATGTGATGACGAACAGCGATAGTGCCTTTCACGCCGTACTTTTTCAGTACCGCTTTGATACCAGGAGCAAGTCGCTTTTTGTCTTCTTGTGATACGTAAGCCATAATCAAATCTCTCTCTCAATCAACGTTACAGGAGTATTATCTCACAGGTAGCCATAGAAAACAATGCAATATTCACACTTTCTGAGAACAGTTTTTCATAAGAAATCACGGGCAAATAACAAAAAGAAATAAGTAATGAAATCAATGACTTACATGTCTCGCAGAATCGCGGCGAATTCGTCGGCCTGAGCTTCTATAGGATCACAGTGGGCAACTACTTCACGCAACACTGCCTGCGCTCCAATGACTTCCTGGTAGCTCACATCATGCTTTGCCTCTGCCCAGTCAACATAGCTCATCGCCAAGTCATAAACTTCTAACGCTTCGGCGGCTTCTTTATAACCAATTTTCATAACAGAACACCTCAATCTCACCAACAACATAGAGAATTATCGCTGGTTTTGAGGTGCCTGTCAAGCGTTTTTTGATTTATTTTTTATTAAAAATTAACGTTTTTGAGTTCTGCGAACCACACCTGTTCGTTCGGATTTAGAGGCAATCTAGCGTACTCTCGTGCCTCTTTTTCATAGGGATGATTGTTGTAGCCGTGACGAATGTACAGCAGGACGTATGTAAAATAAAACTTGAGTATGCCCATCCTTCTAATCTGATAGCAATGCATTAACTCGTGTTTGAATAGTTGATCAGTCGGATATCTCATTCTAAAAAATATGAAAGGGTAGACGACCATGCCGCCCGCCCAAAACATCCACCAACAATGTCTAAGTATCCGAAACTTCATTTGAATGCTCCTTGTCATGAATGAACAATTGAAACAGCGTGTAGTGCATAACCTTGATCAGGTCTTTTCTCCACTCTTCTGGTGTCTCGCCCTTCTTGCCATATCGATCATGATACTTCTCAATATTGCCGAGACAGAAGCCAGTACCATGTCCTTTTGCGATGATTGAATCCATCGTTTGTTTGCCAGCATTGACATAGTGTTGTTTATATGTCGAATCGATATATTGCTTGAACTCTTCAATCAGCTTGTCTTCATTAAATCTATATTCAATCATTCACAATTTCCTCAATCTCAATAATCGTTGTCTTAATGATGTCTTCGTAATGTTCGTTTTCAAGTTTTACGACAATTCTTTCAGACTCAGGATTATCATGTAATATTGTACCTTGAACTTCATATATTACATCATCTCTTTTCCAATGTTTGTATCTTATTCTATGCATGTTACTTCCATGTGTCAAACAATGACTTGTCAAACTTCTCGCGGTTCACACCACGACCAAACGATGTATTGTCCATAACAGGCGTGTCATCAATACTGGGACCAATATTGTCTTGCGCGTCCTGTTCAACATCATACAGTTTCATGCGTGATCGATCAACACCAACAACGAATCGGCGATGCAGTGCAGGATCACCATATCGATTCTTCAACTGCTTAATCATCAGTTGTCCGAGAGATTCGAGTTCCTCATTTGAGATTGCCGCGAACATAAAGTCAGCAGTAGCAGGCAGACCAAACGACTCAGACGTATCTTCGAGACCGACATCAGAGTTCGTGAAACCGCTTCGGTTTGTCTGTGTCGCTGTGAAGAGAGGCACATTGAATTCAACAGCAAGACCGCGCAGTTCTTCAGCAATCGACTTGATATAAGTGTAACTGTTAACACTGCCGCCCATCTTCATTCTAGAAGAGATAGCCAAGTTTAAGTAATCGATATAGATCACATCTGGTACAAAGTTCTTTTTCTGTTTCATCTCATTCAGGAGATGTCGAAAGTGACCAGCACCTACAGATGCAGGTGGATATTCTTTAATGATCAATTTACCTTGTGTCTTTTTCTGTAATCGCTCTACCTTAGTCTGATAAGTTTCTTTTGGATACGTTTCAAGTTCATTCAGAGGCACGTTCATTAGATTCGCATCAATACGCTCGGCAATACGCTCTTCTGCCATTTCGAGTGTAATATACAATACATTCTTACCGTTCATCATATTCGTAGCGGCAAAGTCACACATGATCAAAGTCTTACCGACACCAGTGCCAGCTAGAATTACATTCAGTGTTTTACGTGGAATGCCACCGCGAGTGATTGTATTGAAGAATTTTAGATCGAACGGTAGACGCTCAACTACCTTGTGATAGAAGTCGTATCGTGTTTCGAAGTCTTCGAGAAAGTCATGACCGATATTAGAGTCAAACGATACGCCAAGAGCATCTTGAAGAATCTGAGGCAGACTACCTTTATCTCTATCACTTTTGCCATCAATAATCTGAATCGATTCCATGATTGCATTATACACTGCTTTGTCTTGACAGAACTTTTCAGTCTGCTTCATCAACCAGTCGTAGTCATCGGCTATAAAATTGAGGTCATCAAGTGTCTGTAAAATTTCTTTAAAGTCACCCTCAGACATTGTTTTATTCTCGGCTTCAATACGAAGAGCTTCCACTTGCGGCGGCGAATTATATTTCTCAAAATATTCTTTTATCAATTGAAACAGTGTGCGCTCGGCATGATTTGAAAAATATTCACTATTCAAATAAGGCAAAACATTACGGAGGTATGCTTCGTTGCCAATCAGATTACTAAAAATCATTTGCTCAATTGTCATTCTATCTCCAACGCTAATTACTTAAAGTATTCATTCTACTATCCGAATGATAGATTGTCAAGACTTCTTTTTTACTATGAATATCGGTGTATTGCCTTTTCGTCTGAAAATCGAATGAATTCTAAAATACTGTGAAATCTTTGATTCCCACCATTCAACACTTTCAACAATTAAGTGTGCATTTCTTCCATCCGCTAATATCTGTACAGCAGGTATTGTTGATGGAATAAGACAACCAAACTCTAGCATACAACGTTCGATGTCCTGAAGAACATTATCGATCAATTCTGGCTCAACATGTTCTAACACATCAACGCAAATCACTGCTTGTCTAGGATGATTGTTTTCGCGTTTGTCTTCTCGGCCTGGCTCGTATTCAAGCACTTCTATGTCATCACGACCATTTTCATCTAGCCACTGTTTAAAATGGCCAGAACCACTGCCGTAATCAAGAACACTATTGATTTTATATGTATGAATAAACTTCATGACATACTGGATATCTTGAACTACCGCGCCACCCCATGCTCTAAACTTTCGCTTTGCTGTACCTGTTTCGTGTTTTTTTTCTAAAAGTTTTTTATATTCTGTTGTGAATAAGTGGTTTTCGTTCATTTGTTTATTTTTCTCCAAGTATCTTGATCGACTTTAAGTTTAGATGTCTTGTGTACATTTCTTAAATTTCTCCATGTTCTGCCGATGTCAGTACACAGACATACAGAAGGTCTGTAACATAATTCTTCATGAAGAGGATCTCTAGGATAAAATATCGTCTTAACAATTTCAGGATAAATCTCATACTTGGCTTTCATCATTGCCATTTCTGGATCAATGTTTTCCCTCACAACTACATCATGAACGCCATCAAAAAATTTCTGACGAACAATATTTGGATTGCCAGTGATTTTATTTTTACCGTTAAAGAGTAGAATATCTTTTCCAGATAAGAGATAATTTTTAATCGCATCAATCGACTTTTCACGATCCATTACCCAATCGTCTTCAAGCCAAAAGAAGTAATTATCTTCAGCCTTATTTATATTTTTTTTGCAATTTTCATATAGGGTTCTAGAGCTTTTTGCAAATGTAGGATTAACTAAATTTTCCGTATAGTGAATATGCAAGTAACGAAATCGCTCATGAATGAATTTTTTGCCAATAAGAAATTGCTTCGCAGTAAAGATAGATGGCTTGTCGAGATTAACAAACCAATTTATACGATCAAATATTCTGCTCTCATGTAACGCTCTAAGCCACGGCAACAACGTTTCTACTTGCAACTCTGGTCTCGGAGTTGCCGTGGTCAGAATGTTAAGTATCATGCCTCAACAACATCTCCAATGAATTGCTCGACTTCATCGTCCTTGACAATGGCACCGTGAGCAACCTGATACTTATCGCGTACCCAGTCTGTGAAGACTGCGTTCTGAAGAATAGGTAGCCAGAAGTCTGACGTATTCGTCTCTTTCATTCTGAATTTTTTCTCTTCAACCTCTCCAGTGTCCATATTAACCCTAGAGTACCAGCCATTAGATGGCTTAACAACGAAACCTCCATCCATAGCAATATCGAGAAGGCCAGACCACCGAGAAATTCCTCCGTCGTGAGTAACTGTAACAGGTATTTTAGACTTCTCTCGAACATGACGCGATTTCTCCACGTTGATGATGAAGTGATAGCCTACTATCTCTGTGCCGACTTTCTCTTGTTGACGGCCGATAATATAGATGTTATCAGCAGAGTAATACGATCCAGTACCACCGCCAACAATATCTTTCGGAAACAGGCCAATCTCTTTGTATGTATGATTGACAACCACCATAGGAATATCTTTGAGAGTGAGGTGTGGTGTGATCATACGGAACAGCGACTTGATCTGTTTAGCACGAGACATATCAGCAACAGACTTTTCGTTCATTGCATCTTCGACTTCTTTCTTCGATGCTAAGTTGCCAATCGAATCAATGATGATGATTACTTTATCTTTGCGCTCGATCTGATCGAGTTGCTTCATCACATCAAATTTAAGTTGCTCAACATCTGTGATAGGAGTATGAAGAACACGCTCCATGGGAATACCAAAAGAAGTAAAATAACTTTGCGGGGTACCGAATTCCGAATCGTAGAAAAGTAGTGCCGAATCTTCATATTTGTCTAAGTATGCCTTTGCCATGAGTAGACTGAATGCAGTCTTAAAGTGTTTAGAAGGACCTGCCCACATCGTGAGGCCAGGAGTTAGTCCGCCATCAAGTCTGCCGCTCAATGCTAGATTGATGACAGGAATAGAGGTAGGGATCATGTCTTTTTTCATAAAGAACTTTGACTCAGAAAGAATCGCCGTATCTTTAATTGTAGAATTCTTTTGCAGTTTAGCTAATACGCTCATAATATCTCCAAGTAGTTTGTTCCATTCTTGCTATACTAACAGGTAAATCCATATCTGTCAAGTAGAATATGATCACCTCTCTTCACGCAGTCTTTTATTTCATCATTATAAAAAGACGGAAAATCATGATCAAAGACTTTGTAGCCTTTGCCTGTGTCGCTGGGATTATCCCATTTTGTGTGTTGTCTTATGTGATCTATTTGATTCATCCAGTTTTCTTTCAGACTAAATTTGTCTTGATATTTAATCACGAGATCACAGAAATCATTTGACATATCGTTCTGACCTATAAACTCAAAGGGACAGCCATCATTGAAATAGTGATCATCATACCATCGCTTCACATCTTCCATAGTTCGTTTTCTTGCCATAAAGAAAGTCGTATCAGTCCATGCTAGATATCTGAATGTCAGTAGTCCAATGCCTTCAGGTCTATTTCTAATCGTAGGCTCTTCTTTTGGTAGCCAATGTAAATTTTTCTTGAAAATATTTTGCATGAAATTTGAAAAAGTATCACAGTTCTGTTCCTGTGATAGAAACTGTTTTGTCAGAGGGCCTGTCTTCCCTGGTCTCGCTTCATAGTTGAATATAGAAACATAATATTGATATGGATTTCTCAGTGAAGAAAAAATCAAATTGTCAGAGCGAATTGTGTCTCGTGTTAAAACAGCATGTCTACTAGTCGCTATACTATTACAGACTTTTTCCATCTGTGCATATACGAAACTCGTTGCTGTCTTGCCAACATCATTATAATATGCCTTGCCACTATTAATCACCGTCCTAATCCATGTCCGTGCCGCGATGTAGTTTCTGGCATAATATCAACGTCTTTCAGTATCTCTGCCTCGGTCAGCGGTAAAATCTCTTTCCTCTGATTCAATCCAACATTACCAGCCAGAATCATAACGATTGCCAAAGGATCAAAAACAGATACCAGTAATAAAATAATCCAACGAACAGCAGTATCAAAATAGGTAGAGGCGTTCTCGGCTCCATAGATTAACTCTGCAATATATTTGAGTGGACCAATCTCCGCTTCAAGCGCGAGTTGGTCTTTCTGCAATGGCAGAAGTTCTTCTTGGAGTTCTTCAATGCTGTCATACGCTTCGTTGATTGAGTTGTTGAGTTGCGACCTTTCTTCTGCTTGTCCTGCTCGAACCGCCAACGCACCATCTGGACCACGGATTCGATCATATTGTTGTAAAATCTCAACTGCCCCATCGAGTTGCGCCATGACCGTCTCGGCGTCCGATATAATAGTATTCTGTCGATCAATTTTTCGTTGCAAAGATTCGATTCGTATTTCATTATTTCCACCTTGATTGATTGTTTGTTCAACGTGTGCCTTACTAAGATAGCCGAAAATACCCATAGATGTAATGAATACGAGTAGCACGACTGCCGACACCATGTATGTACGTATGAGTAATGGTGCGATTGACCAACACCTGTAAATCCAAGAAGCCGCGACAATCTTAGATAGCTCTAACGTGCTAGCCATGACAACGACTGGCCAAAATGCGCCAGCAAAGATAGTAGCAAGTCCTATCACTGAAAAGAATCCGCCTACTGCGGTCAACATTAATCCCATAACCAAAACAAAAATGCTTATGGTTTTATTTTCCATTTAGTCCTCGAGTATCTGTAATAGTTTTAATTTGAAAGCATTTATCTTATCGACACGGTCAGGCCATAAAATATATTCTTTCTCAGGACTCAGTGATAGATTGTTTAGCAGTGGTTGCACTAACTTATGAATCATCTGTGCTTTATACTGCCACTGCTCTGCTTGTTGTTGCCATCCTTCGGCGGTGCTTTCGACTTCTGTTACAGTTCTTTGTATCTCCTGTACTTCCGCAAGTTCATCTGCGTCTACAAGTGTAAAGCCAAAGTCAAAAGTTTCGTCTAATTGAATAGCCATGTGATTTTCCTTTTCTATGAGAAGAAGTCTTCGAGAGTAGCGATTGACTCAGACTTCCAACCAATTGTATTCAGTATGATCTCAATCGGGTCAAGATAGCCCTTCTGGAATTGAGTGTCATAGTCTATATATTTATCTAGATTCAGATCACTTGGCAGATCACTCGGACAGGCAATCACTTTGTCTTGAACAGGATTCGGCATGAGTAGATAGCAGAACTTAATCTTCTCGCCGTCTTTTATTTCTTCATAGATTTTATCAAGACCGAGTTTCTTGATGTAGTGATTATAGATGAGTGAACCTTTGACTTGAATCGGTGTGGCTTTCTTATAAATTGTTTGAGCATCAGCATATGACTCAGTGACCGCACGACCGTTTATATTTTTCTTTGCCATTAGATTCACGCCACGAGGAAAGGCAATGCGCTCGAACGGCAGAGTCCTAAACTCAGTTCGAATCTTGTCAATATATTCCTGCACTTCGTTTTCGTTTGTTGACATGATCATCTTGAGTGTTTCTTTAATGTAATCACGACATGCGGCAGGAGTACTCGAACGAATTGCTTCGATACCCATCATCTTGAGTTTCGGTTCATTGTATCGAACACCTTCACTATCCCAGACATTCATGATGTATCGTTTCTTGGCAGTCCAGATAGCTTTATCACCGATGTTCTCGCGCTTCATGATCATCTTCTGTTCATACGCATTCATATAATCAGCGAGTTCGCGGTACGATTTGTCGATGAATGGCTCAATCTTTTCTTGCGCAACTTTATCAAGAAAGTCAATCGGATTATCAGGCTTGATGCGCTCGACCATAGGACCGAAGTTGATATAAACAGAGTCGGTATCAACTGCAACAACATAGTCCGAATCAGTACCGAGTAGTTTGTTCATGTATCGATTGATTGCTTTCTCGATCCAGCGAATAGACAACTGACCAGACAGTGTGATTGCTTCAGCATTCTTCTGCTCGAACCATCGGAAGTATTTGTTAGCAACAGCGCCGTAGGCAGAGTTCAGTAGAATCTTGAGCGCATACTGCATGTTGTGTGCGCGAGTAATTTCGAGATCAAGTTCAGGTGTTGGATTAGTCTGATACTTTTGCTGTGCGGCAATCATCTTCTTTTTATACTCGACTCGACCATCATACATCTTACGCATCAGTTCAGGTAAGAAGCCACGGAAGTCTTTTCGATACAACTGCGAGTTGGCAGTCATCGTGATATCTTTCTCTTGTAGCCATTCAGTATCGACTGACTGATTCAGAAGATCATCTACCGTCAGAGCATTGGATTCGCCGATGTGAGTATCTGGTGATATATTGTACTGCATGATTAAGTGTGGGTACAGAGAGTTCAAATCGAATGACATTACCCAGTCATGCATACCGACTTGTGGATCTTTTACAAAGCCACCAGCAATCTGAGGAGCATCACGGCGCGCATTATTCTTCGCTGGTATCACGATGTTCTGATCCATGAGATAGTTGTGTATAATTGTATCCCAGATCGTCAGAGTCGATAAGCCATCATTGTGGTTGCAACCAGAATCATATGTCAGAGCAAATACCACATTGATATAGCCAAGGCGCTCTTCGAGTCGTTGGACCAGTATTGTATCTTTGATGTTATACTCGATAAACTTTTGGTGATTCTCGCGGTGCAGTGTATACAAGTTACCATACTCGGAGTAATCGATCTTGTTCTCACCGAGTTCTAACTCAGCAATATAATCAAGACGATATGATTCGCGAGGAGCTAGGCAGAACTTCTTATAGACTGCGAGGTAATCTAAGTGTGATATGCCATACAGTTCATAACCACGCTGTTCTTTTGTGCCTTGCGTAACACTGTAGGCTCGTACTTTATTCCATGGCGACATACGGTTCGCATGTTCTTCGCCGAGTAGTTTATTGATTCGATTATAGAGATAAGGGACATCGAAGAACTCAGTGTTCCAGCCAGAGAGAACGTCTACGTCTAGGTTCTCCCATACTTTGAGAAACTTGCGAAGCAACATCAACTCATCATCACACTTGAGATAGTAAGTGTCCTTATCGTCATGTTCGTAGTCACCGAGACCGAGAACAACTTTCATTTTGTTTCGAACCAGTGCGATTGCAGTCACGCGCTTCTCGGCAACATCTGGCTCAGGAAAGCCATCGTCTGACTCGACCTCGATATCCATATAGACAGTGTTTATCTTAGAGGTATCATAGTTGCAGTTGCGATACTTCTCATAGATATAAGTGTAAGCCCAGCGATCATAGCCATAGACATTCATGCCGCCGACATCGGTATATTGTTTGATGAAGTCGCGGGCTTCTCGTATGTTGTCGAAGTCTACACGGCGAACAGGCTGTCCATGGATGTCTCTATAGCCAGTGTCTTGTTTAGCAGATACGAAAAGATATGGCTCATAAGTGTACTGTTTTTGTACTCGCTCGCCATTCTCATCGAAACCGCGAACATAAATATGATTACCAAGATTAAATACGTTAGTGTAAAATGATGTCATTCAAACCTCTGTCAGTTATCTCAACATTATATAAGTTATGGAGAAGAAAGTCAACCATGAAAGAAGAAAGTGATCTAGTCAATAGAGTAAAGCCTGCTCTAATTTTTGATGAAGGAAAAGTCAATGAAATCTATCTTGACCACCTCGGCCATCCCACCTTTGGAATCGGTCATCTCGTTACGGTATCGGACCCAGAATTCGGGTTATCAGTTGGCACAAAAATTTCCGAAGAAAGAATCGATGAAGCATTCGAGTCTGACATCAGACAATCTATCCGAGATTGTCACGCTGTATTCGGCCCAAGGTTTGATCGTTTCCCATCCGAAGTCCAGGAGATACTGGTCAACATGATGTTCAATCTAGGCAGAACGAGACTGGCGAAGTTTGTTAGAATGAGAACGGCACTTGTCAGTAATGACTGGAAGAAAGCGGCCGCTGAAGGACGTGATTCTCTGTGGTACAAACAAGTCACCAATCGTGCTGAAAGACTTATGACTCGCCTCGAGAACGTTTCTTAAAAACTTTACTGACTGCGCCAGATACAGTCTTAGACATAGCATCAATGTATGCTCTATAAAGAGTCTCGGCGAATTCTTTCTGTTTACTACTTGGAATAAACAAGTCTTGAACTTCGTCTGGAGAGGCTTCTATTTCAATTTTAATCTTCATGCTGTCACCATTACACAACTCAGAATGTAAATATCTTCAATAAAAACTGGTACACAAGCCCAGTCATCGTTTTTTGATACACAACCAGACAACAGAAAGGGGGCGCAAAGCACCCCCAAGATTTTATGCTTTAGTCTTTTTCTTAACATTTTTTTCAGCAACATAATGCCAGTTTCCTGTAAGAGGATTCTGCTTATGCTTCTCTGACAGTTTCCAGTCAATCACAACTTTAACTTGCCGTGCCTTGACTACAACTTCTTCGATTTCGTTTGCTGAGGCAAATGTTGAGAAAAGACATAGGCACAGAATTGCCCAGTTTTTCATCTTAGTCCTCTGTTAGTAGTTGTTTATCCGTATTTCCAATTGGGATAGTACGAGGACGCTTCTCTTCTGGGATCTCTACTTTCAGGTCAATGACCAGTAATCCATCTTTGAAGTCTGCTCCTTCTACAACAACGTGTTCAGAGAGTCTAAAGGTTCGTGTAAATTTCTTTGCAGAAATACCACGGTGTAGATACTCACGATCAACTTCATCATCCAAAGTAGGTCGACCATCGCCTGTTACAACCAGAATGCCTTCTTTGACTTCAACAGTCAGTGCATCCTTTGAGTAACCAGCAAGAGCCAGTTCTACAGAGAATTGAGTTTCAGTGTGCTTGACTACGTTGTGTGGAGGATAGAGTTTGTTGTCTGCCATATCTGACAGTCTCTCAATCTCTGACCATACGTGATCAAAACCAATG